GATGAATCTGCGGAGTATGGTGTTCTTTAATGGGTCGTGTTAATATGGCAAAGGGCTATGCGTCAGATATTGATAGCCATGTTTTTCGTTATCCATCGCCAAAAGCGTTGGGTACGAGTTGGTCAATCGGATTGTTATTGATAATTTATATCGGTATACAGATAGTTAGCGGATTAATTTTATCTTGTAACTATTGAATAATGAGCATTCTAAGTGAGTAGAATCAGACCCATTTCCTGAGCATCTTCACCTTTACCTTTTGTCTTTTAAAACCCAAATTTTCAAGGATCCTTCCTATTACAGTGTCTTCTAATTGCCTTGGTATTCCATTCCATCTATTCAAATCATCAAATTCATATTCTAATTCATTAATATACTTATCCCATAGCACAGTATTGAATTTGTAAATGTTGGAACCTTTAAATGAAGGATCTCTATAAACATCATACATTTGTGAAAACCCATTTATTTGATCTTCATCATATTCATTAACCCAATTTTCCAATTCATATTCAAGTCCTGAAGCCTTTTCTACAGTCACAATCTCATCAAACATGTCAAAGAGTTCATCAAAATCATTTGAATCAGAATCAGAAAATCCCATGGCTTCCAGTTCAAATAAATTTTGCTTTCTTTCTTCTAATTCAAATATTCCAATATTTGATTCTTCATCAATACTGCTGTCTTCCAAACTCTTTGTATTTAAACTTAGAGAATTCATGGGCAGCTTTCCTAATCTATGTAATCTATTCCCTAAGTCCTTAGTAAATTCAACTATCTTGTCATTGTCTGTTAATATATTGTCTTCAATCCATTCTCTTTCTAAGCTAGTGTTGTTAATCACTGCATTTAAAAATACATCTGACTCGTTAGCAACCTCCACAGTTGATCTTATTTCTTGATATCTAGGTGAGAAAGTCATAGAATCAAATTCTAAATCATTCATTTTTGCTCTTAATGTTAAAAGACCATTCCTATTAATTGATGTTCTAAATGAAAATTTAGCAGGTTTGTAACCAAGAGACATGTCTTCTATAATTGGAGCACCCCAATCTGATCTTGCCACCAAAAATGATCCTGCACTTTCTTTTAAAACATAAGAAGTTTTCATTAGTATAGTTTTTGACATTTTTAAATCGTTCTTTAAAACGCCAGATAGTTGACGCGCTATGGTATTAAAAGATGTCATATTTTTTATCCTTATTAATTCCACTATATCATCGTTGAAAGTCACTTTACAAACAATACCATCTATTAAAATGACTGCGACTCCAGTTCCCTTATAAATTCCTTTTGAATCTTTAACCTGCTCTTTCTCATACCAGATTAATTTTCCCTTTTTGCAATCTGAAAAGACATCTATCAGTTTCTTGTTGTATTTTGGATCATTAGTTTGAATAGGATGATTTTCTAAAGCTGAAATAAATAATAGAGAGTAGTAATGTGATGGAATACTAGCTAATAATTTCCGTGTCAGTTCAAAAGGTGATTTAATTTTGAGTTTAGGTAGAAAACTTTTAATTAGGAAATAGCTTTGAAAACCATATGAGCTGAAATTTGCTAATCTATTTAGATGCATTTCAACTATTTTAAGATCTTGTGCATATGATTTGGGAGCTTCATAATCATCATCTTCAATTTCTTTAATTATCATACTTTTATATGTGTCAAACTTGAGAATTGATTTTAATTGCGATACCAAACCTTTTTTAATAGGGCCAGTAGTCAAAACTTTCACACCTATATCCTCAGTTTTTTGTTGTTTAATTAGTAGGTAGAATGTTAAAACATCACAATGACCATTCTCTTCCTTAAATGCTTCAAAACTGCTAATAAAATCATCTTTTAACCACATATTCTCTTCTTTATGAATAATCCATGATGTTTCTATTAGAAATTTTGCCTTATAAGATGCTTTTGAAAACCATTTAACACAAACACATTCTAGCAAGCTTACAGTTGATGAAGCTTCTTCAGTTCTTAACTTAAATGAAAGTGGAAAACTTCTTCTTTTACGCAATCGAAGAACAGCAATAGAAGGAGAAACTGTATAGTGGCTAATTTCATTGAAAAGTTCTATAAACTCAAAAGTTATTTGATGATCATCATATATTGACTCATATAATTCTCTCTCAACTTCCATTTTAGTTAACAAAGCTGGTAAAGACATCTTTTTCCTCGAACCATCTCTCAATCTTAAGGAAATACATGGAGAAGAATAAATATACGATGATGAAGCAAGCATTGCTGTCCCTGAGTCAGTTCCAAATCCAATTTCTACGCCTGGTGTGAAAGCTTTTAATTTAATTAAGCATTTTTGATCCTGAATGCTCATCTGTTCGGACCTTACGAAGATCAATTCAGGGTTAACACTATTAACATATGTTTCCCTATCAGGCAATTTTACATTCTCTAAAAACTTTGAGTATTTTTTCCTAGAAGATAATGCTAAATTTGCTGTGAAATTCCCATTATTAAATTTATCTTCGCTCATAAACATCATCTTTTTTGATAAACAATCTAGAATCCTTGTGTCTTTAAAGCGAAGAGAATTTTCATATAATACATAGTCATATCCTAGTAGAGGTCCTACTCTCCAATTTGACAATAAGTATAACCAGCAAATAGGGTGTTTATTCCTCAACAATGCTCGAGCTGCTGAATTCCATGTTAATCTTGGACTTGTTAGAATGCCTAAAGAAATTAAGTGATTAAAATGACAAGATGCTTCAACATCAGCTGATAATGATAAGGAGCCTCCATTTTCAACTATATCTTTAAGAAGATTTAAATCAGTTCTCATTTTTGATAGAGTATTACTTTCAGGTCTAATCATGCTTGCAGCAGCTACCCATTTTAATCTCGGAGTTAAAATTGTATTCACTACCATCCATGCGGAATTAAATTCAACTATGTTATTTCTGTTATCTAAAGCACTTTTTTCTTCTGAGACTTTTGCACCGAATAGAGGATAAGATCTTCTGTTAAAAATTGACGAAAATTTTAAAAATGTGCTCACAACTTCAGATTTCACATTATTAGAATCATATAGAATTGTAGTGATTCTTGAAAAATCATCAGATGATATTTGATTTGTTAAAATTAATTTAGCAGTTGGATCTTTATTTTTTATAACACCTTTGAAATATTTCTTTATTATTTCTGAAACCCACATGCCATGGCTAGAATGAACTATTGAAGAAGAGTAGTGTAGGATCCCTTGCATGAAGTTACTGGTGTTTTTTAGAAATATACTTCTAGGATCACATAAATCATTTTTATCTGATCTCCCTAAAAATTGTTTCTTTAACTCATTCAGTCCATCTGATGTCATACTTTCCTGTTTCATATTTTTCATGAAAAGATCAAGTAAATCTTTGGGCAATTCGAGCTGTTTATTTGTTACTAAATTTAAAATTGTGCAAAGGGTTATTCTCATTTCTGGCCAATCTGAAAACATTTCACAGAAGAAGGTTGAAAATATTGTCATTACAAATCTTTGACACCAAGTTGTTGCATCGCCTGAATCACAGCTAGTCTGTTCTTGCATAGTTGAAAATTTCATACTTTTTACTTTGGAGAAGTGCTTTGGTACTGATTTAGATTTTTCTGTTCCTTTTGTCAAAAATTCGTTAGGCATCAATTCACACAACGATCTAGATACTCCTTCTAAAAATCGAATAAGAATTCTGCTCATCATGTTTAAAACAAATATTTCTCTAGTACCTGTTGGCTGAGGCTTCTTGAATAAGTTAACAAGCATCCCTCCCATGAGATTGACCTTCTTAAGCAATTGTGGTAGAGACAGCATTGGATATTCAGGTAATTCTTCCATTAATTCCAAGATAGCTTGCAAAGCTTTTTTCCTAGGTGAAGGTTTATAATGCTCATATTTAATTGCTGATGTTAATCCCACATATTCTGCTGATGCTTTTAAAGTTGATAATTCTTCAAAAGTGACTGAACTAAGATCATACAATATTTTCTCCTTAAGTCTAGCATCATTATATCCTGCTGATGAAAGTGTTTTCTTGCAAACTCGTGCTATGTTTCTCATGTGCAGAGATGAAAATTCATGTGATCTAAATTCTGAAGGAGAGATATCTAAACTCTTTAAATCTGGTTTTATCATTTCCTCTCTAACATCTCTCATTTTAATTTCTTCTTTTATTACCTTCTCAAAAATTCTCATATTAGCATGAATCCTTTCACCTTTATTTTTCTCATGTAAAACACCAATATACGAAATGTTCAATGCGATTTCGAATCGTCTAATCTCATTCCCAGATATATATGACTGCAAGCCATCAAAATAATCGCCAGAAACAACTAATTCCTCAATTTCTTTGTCAGACTCATTTGCTGGTTTCTTAGTTTCATAAGCTCTTTCTAAATCAACAAGAGAATATGGTTTTGGCCTCTTTTGACTCATTTTAGAGAAAGATTGAAAAATCCTTTTCATAGCAAAAACTAAAAGTCGTGATCTTATAATTTTTGGAAATTTACTTAGAACAGAGAAAGGCAAAGGATTTCTTTCAGTTATAACATGCATATACATGTATCTAGTGTTCATTAGATGAGATGAAGTATTTTCTTTATTTTCCATCAAAACTAAAAGTGAAAATAGGTATTCTTGTTTTAAATTCATTATAGAATCTACATGATTGTCTTCATTATCAATATCCAGAAAACAAGAATATAAGGAGAAAGAACGAGTTAAGACATTCATCATTGGAATTATGTCTGCTTCTCTTGTGGAACACATTTCAGATGCATAGTACTTATCACTAATTCTGATCAAAGATCTAAATGGTGATCCATAATCAAATAAGACTTTATTTGCTGGAATTAAAAAGCTGTAAAAAATGTGCTTGTTAGATCCAGTGTTTTTGATTATAAGTGGTATATTATAGGGTCTCAAAAATGTGAATAAAAATTCATTTGATGAAGTGCCTTTCCGAGAATTTATATTCAATTCATTAAACAGGCTAGTCATAAAAGATAAACCTTTTCCAAGTTTTGTTCCTAAAAATCTACCAAAATTTTGAGTTCCTTTATGGTCCATTTCTGAAAAATATCTGGACATAGTCAAGTACCGTTCTTGCACCTCTGATAAATCTCCATCAGAATCAAATAGTGTTTCATCTTTTAAGAAATTTTCAATGTCTAGAGTTGGAGCTGATAGAGAAAAACCTTCTTTTGATAATAGATCTGCTGAAACTGATCTCCCTTCTTTCTTAAATTTCTTACCCCATAAGCCTGTTTCAGAGAAAACCTTTTTAAAATCATCTGAAATAATTAACTTAGCTTTGGATTTTGAACCACGAGATTTTTTGTGATCATCTGACATACTCTGCTTATACTTATCGAAGCTTGTATAATCTTCTTCAACTTCTAAAAAATCATGAAATTCAGTTGTGACTGGAAATTTATTTTTCATTTCTGGAAAAGCAGATCCCCATAAATGATACAATGCTTTGATTGTTTCATCAGCATCTTTTACTTGTGTCCCAATTCCAATAAATTCAGATAATTTGCAAACATCTACATCACATAGTGTAGTTTGAACTATTCTTTTGTGATCTGTTCTTTTGCCTATAATCGAATCCTTATAATCAGTAAGATAAGAATCATTTGTTTTATTTTCCTCACTTAGCATTTCTCTTGCAACTTCTCTAACAACTTTTCTAGTGTAGTCTGGCTCATCTTTAGGTAAAACATGAGAATAACAACTAAGATGATTTTTAACTTCTGGCTCTTTGAAACTTTTCATCATTAATTCCAAATCATTTGAAACTCTTGCTCTCTCATTAGTTGTTTCAGATAATTTCAAGCCTAAAATTTGTGCTTTACTTTGAATTTCAATGCTATACCTATACAAACCCACCAATGTTTCCAAAAAGCTTTCAGTTAAACTATGAATGTTTGTTGTGACTTTAGACAAAGATACAATCAAAACTTTATAACTATATAATGATGATCGAGCTTTAATTAGAGGAGCATATTTTCTAATCTTGTCCTCATAAACATTTAAAGTGTTTTTGCTCCTAGTTGTTCCGATTTCCATAACTAGCAATTTTGCTCCTTGCTTGGAAACAATGTCAGGTGAAGCAAAATCAGTTTGATCTCCAAGTTTCACTGTTAGAGAAGATAAGCGAGTATCTTTTTGATCCCAATCCATTTTGAAAAGTTGTAGTATTGAATCATGCGGCAACTTAATCATTTCCTCTGAATTAAATGATTTTTCCAGACTTCTAAACATAGTTTTGAGAGAAAATCTTTCATCTGGACAATTTAATTCAGTCAAGTAAAATCTCCCTTCTTTTAGTGTTAAATCAAAATCTGGGAGAATAAAATTTTTATTAACAATGAAATCACGCTCTTTTGTAATTCCCAATTCATCAAAAGAATTAGAACCTAATTCAGTTAGCAAATCACCTGTACTATCATGAAATTGGTGGACATCATAATGAGATGCTTCAGATGTCATATAAAAGAGTTCTTCTTCATTTTCTCTAAATTTGATTTTGCTACCTTTCAATGATTCAGAGATGATACCTTCTTGAGAGTTTAAATAAAAAACATATGTTGGGAAGTAGTAGATGTCATTGAAAGTATGAAAATAATACAATGATGAAACACTAATAGCTTCCTGATCAATAGTTCCTTTGATTTTAAGAGTGATTCCTAAATCATTTGTGTTATAGATGTTGAATATGCGGAACAAGATTTTGAAATCAGGAATGAGCATAAATCCGTCAACAATGTGACCAAGAAGTTTAGGAATGATAGACATGGGTAAATATGTTTTACTAATTGCAATCATTGTGTAAATAACATCCATAAAACAACATTTTGATGCTCTCTCCATATAATCCTCATGAATTAGAGAAAGTAAGAGAGGTGAGAAATTCTTTTTCCCAGGACGCCTAGTACTATACATTTTTCGAAGCCAAGAGTAAAGATTTTGACTAAAAATGTTCCTTGCTTTTTGTTTATCATCATCAAAAGGCAAGAGCAACAGTGGGCCTTCATCATAATTTTCAGCACTATGACCAAGATCATACCTTTGCCTAGGAATTAACATATCATCTGGGTAAGGTTTGAAGCAATAACTCTCCAAAATTGGTTTGTGAGACAATTCTTTATTAATGCTCCAGACACTATAGTAGTGATGAATGAGTCGACGATCAAAGTTATTATCAAGATACTTGTGTTGCAAAGAAGACAAGCTTGATAGAATCTGACCCTTATTGACAGTGGTTAAATTGAGATATTTCGAAATAAAATCCTTTTCAGAATCTTCTTGGAGAACTGTCATCAACTCTGGAGTGACGTTCAAGTTTGCAATAAAGCCTGAATACAACTGGTGTGACATCTTACTGAGAGATTTCTTAAGCTATATTTGTATTTTGTAAAACGTCGTCTTTGTGTTGAACACTAGATACATATGCATATACATGTATCTAGTGTTCATTAGATGAGATGAAGTATTTTC